CGTCGGACAACAGGCATTGGCGGAACCTCAGGCGGTGGCGTTTGTTACAATGATACGTGGTCGGTGACCGTGGCGGAACCCTCAACGAAGGCGTTAACTGTGATGTTAGCGGCTAGGGCAGTCCCGTCTCCAGCCCCTCGCTCTATGCAGAAATAGAGGACGCGGGGTTTGGCAGCGTCAAGCACGAGCGGTGGACCGCCTACCTGGTAGGTGAGGAGGAGTGCACGTGAGTCATGGCTGCTGGTCCCAGCATTGGAGACGACCTTGGCGAGGAGGTCTGCGGAGGCGGGGGGAGTTGTGTCACTGATGACGCAGGCCCATCTGATGCGTGCATCGAGGGAGCCGCGGTACTCAACCTCGATCCGAATGATCTTCCCGGTGGTGCCCAGTCCTGGGATGCTGAGCGGGTGGGCGCTGGGGTTGGTGCCGGAAAGAGTGATACACTTACTGACGTACGTAGTCGTGGTGGTGTTGAGGACGTCGAAGTTGTAGGTGAGCTTCGTCTCGGAGGGGCGTGCCAGTGAGATTGGAACCGGGCCTATACGAGCGGTTGGAGAGCGCGGAAGTCGGGTCCGGGGAGGTGCGCGGCGTTTGCCGATGCCGTCGTGCTTGGAGCCAGGGTTGCGGATGTGGTCGGAAAGTTGTCTAGAGGTACGGAACTTCGAGGCGCAGACAGAGCAGGTGAACATTGTGTAGTGTTGTGAGTCGTGGCCTACGCTACGCAGTCTGATGCTAAACCCGATACGAGCGAAACATAGGTGGAGTCTAGTGTTTTTCCTTTGAGTTCGGATACGAGTTGACAGCCGAAAAGCAAGGCGAGCCTCTTGGGGAGATGCATTGTGGAGAGCATAGCTCGCACACGACCGGGACTGTTTGCGTACAAGTGGGAACCGATAACGGCGTGAGCCAGGCGCTGTTCCTCGTTCAGGATGTCGTCGACCAGACCGCCGAGCTTGTGACCAAGTTGATACTCCATGGCGTAGCTACAGGCCACGTCCTCGAAGAGACCGCTGACCTGGGCGAGGGCAAGCTTCATGGCGAAGTGAACAGGTTCTCGAATGATTCCGACCGAAGCACAAATGAAACCGCAGAAGAGGGGCTGAGAGACAAATTCGGTCTTGGAGACGATTTTGAACATTCCTGAGATCTTCTGCCAGTATTTTGAAGTCTTCGCGTGGCCGACAATGAGACTG